TCATTTTGTTTGTGTTTATTTTGTTTATTAATCTTGTACTAATTCCCACGTATAGTTGCAATTTGCTATATCGTAATACTTAATCCCATCGATGGTTGTACCCTTATCGATTGAATCGTATTGAGGCAAGTGTTTGCCTTCTTCAAAGGTTTGAGTTAGTATTGCATCTTCATCAACTAAGTACGTAAACAAGTCGTAATACTCGCCTCCGAAAGTCTTTTGTTGATAGTTAAAATGCTCAATGACTCTTTGAGCTTCCTCTAATTCAAAAAGAGGGCATTCCCATCCATTCCATTTCATTTCAGTTCTAAGGCCATTAAAAACCTCACTTGTTGCACAACTAAATTTTGCTTTTGTGTTCATTGTTATTATTTTAAGCGTTTATAAATGATTCTAAAATATCTAATCCTAGCTCGTATTCGTCAACTCCTTCAGCGTTGCATATATCGATTGCTTTGCTCATCATTACTTCGTATCTGATAGCATCCCTTTTTGACATCATTGCCTTGTTGTCTGAATAGTTAACATAGTCGCTAAATGGTGTATCGATATGGAAGTTAATTCCTAAATCGAATACGATATGTTCAAAGAACTTTTGAACATCTTGAATAGTTTGTAAATCTTGTACTTTCATTTTACTTGTTTTTGATTGTTTGAATAATGGTTTTGATAAGTGCATATACTACTAATAGAGTTGCACTAATTAAGATGGCTTCTAAAATACTAATTGTTTGCATAGTTTGAGTGCCAATGGTTTTATTTGGCACCCCTAAGATAAGCATTTATACCATACAAACATCAAAGATTGTTAAAAATATTAAAGTATTTCAGCCTATCAGGTTTCACCTGGTCGGAGGGTTTAAGCTCTCCGGATCGTTGTCCAAGGTATATATTAACTAACTCTATTCATTATATAGGGTTACATTAATCAATATATTAGTATATTAATATAATATACTTATTCTTGTTTAATACATAGGTATATTGTTATATCTATTGATTAGAAGTATTTAAAACTGGTTTTTACTTTTGGCCTAAGCCTCCGTAAACTATCAATGAAGTATAAATACATTACTTTTGCCATTGGATAGGCTAAGAATAGGAGAGGAGAGAGGACTCATAATTTATATTATGTTAAATAGGACTAATCCCCCTACCCTACCCTACCCCCTACCCTATTTTTTAGCGTAGAATTTTGGGGGAGTGCCTTGGGCCCTTCATTATTCTGATATAAAACAAAGACTTAACCATTTTTGACATTTGATTTTTTTTATTTTCCATATAACCCATTAAAATAAATTGTAATATGTACAAGTGTAAACCTAAACCTAAGAAATAATGAATGCAGAATTTAAAGACATCACTAAAGAAGCTTTTATCATAGCTTACAAGGAGAACTTCGGTAACATAACCATCTCTTGTGAATCAGCTGGGGTATCTAGGTCATCGTATAACGTATGGGTTAAGAATGATCCTGAGTTCGCTAAACGACTAGCTGAAATAGAACCTGAGGAAATAATGTTGGACTTCGGTGAGCATAAACTAATGGAACGTATTGCTAAGGGTGATACGTTAGCTACTATGTTCTTGCTAAAGACAAAAGGTAAGCGTAGAGGCTACATCGAAAGACAAGAGGTTGCTCACGAAGGTGATGTTGTTAAACAGATTACTGTAAATGTCTTAAAGGCTAATCATATTGAAGATGTTCCTAAGCTAGATGGTGATGAACACTTACAACTAGAAGATAATGGAATGGTAGTTCCTGCTACTGAAGCTGCAAATATCCAAGATATACCACTTTACGAGTACGATAAAGAGGTAGAATTAGAAAATGAAGCTGGAGAATATCAAGAATAGCTCTATTTGTCAATATAAGACGATTCTAGCCATTATCTACCTTTGAGTAGTACTATCTATCCAAAATGGCATAGAGTGTCTTAAATCGCTTCTAATTGCTTTTTGTTGATGTTACCAATTTGGTTACATTAAGTAGTATTACTACTGATTGTTCACAAAAAGTAAACTTTCACGAATACGTGAACATCACAAATTGTGATATCCAACTTAAAAGTAATGTTATAACTTGACTTATGTTATAACAAAGTAAACCAATAACTTGACTTTTTGACTTTTATCAATCATTAATGTGTCTTATATAGATCAAATATGTCACTTTTTGATTCATATAAGGGACTTTACTGATTGATACCCCTACCTCCCTATAAAACGAAAAGTATTAGCTTTGACTTGAGCAAACCAAAATTTTTAATTTTTTTCTATGGAAGTAACCACCAATGTCGTCTTTGAGGTACTAAACAACTCAAAGAAAAGAATTTCTGTAATGCAAGGAGGAACGAGGTCAGGTAAAACTTACAACGTACTTACCTGGTTTATAGTTAAGCTGTTACAAGAGAAAGGAAAAACCTTAACTATTTGCCGTTCATCCCTACCGAGCATCAAAGGTTCCGTTATGAGGGACTTTATTGAGATATTGTCTAAATATGGGCTGTACTCGGAAGAAAAACACAATAAATCAGAGAATTTATATTTCTTAAATGGGAATACGGTAGAATTTGTATCTACCGACCAACCTCAGAAGATTAGAGGTCGTAAAAGGCATTATTTGTTTATTAACGAGGCAAACGAGGTCAATTACGAATCTTGGATGCAATTAGCCTTAAGAACTACGGATAAAATCGTACTTGACTATAACCCTTCCGATTATTACTCCTGGATTTATGACAAAGTAATTCCTAGAGAAGATACTGACTTTACGATTACGACTTATAAGGACAACCCATTTTTAGACAAGACCATTATTGCAGAGATTGAAAGGTTAAGAGAAGCTGACCACGAATATTGGAGAGTGTATGGGTTAGGAGAAAGGGCAATTAGTGAGGCAACGATTTATTCGCATTGGAGAAGAAGAAGAAATTTCCCTGAAGGTGGAGATGTGTTTTATGGCCTTGACTTTGGCTTTAACCACCAAACTGCTTTAGTTAAATGCAAAAACTACGATGGTGACATATATGTGGAGCAAATGATATACGATACCAAGATGTCTACATCGCTTTTGATTGAAAGGATGAAATCTTTAGGCTTATCTCGTAGAGATGACATATTCGCTGATCCAGCAGAACCTAAAACAATAGCAGAGGTAAATAAAGCTGGATTTAATTTAAAATTAGCATCAAAAGATGTTTTTGCTGGGATTAATAAAGTAAAATCATTTCCGATATTTATAAAATCAGAGTCTTTAGATTTATTGGATGAGATTAAAAACTATAAATGGAAAACGGATCACGATGGGAACACAATGGATGAACCTGTTAAGTTTCGTGACCACTTGATGGATGCTATGCGTTATGCCATATACACAAAATATGTAAAACCGAAGCGAGGTTGGATTGTTTAGGCTAAAAATTTGTTACTTTTGTAAAAATATCTTATAGTGAAGTTAACGGACATACTAAGTGCGGTGAATCCTTTTAAACAAAAGGCAGCCACTAAAATAAAAACAACTCCTAATAATCCATTCTCTGATTTTAGTGGGTTAATTGGTGGTAGAACACTTTACCCTAATTTAGATTATGCAAAGTTTGTACAAGACTATGATAACAATAGCGAAGTCTATTCTATCATTAAACGTATCTCTAAAACTATTTCTACAGTTCCATTTTACGTTTACAAGGTTAAGAACAGAAAAGACTTAAATACCTATAAGTCTATGATGGCTAACGCATCTACTGGTGCAGATATAGCCAAGGCAGAGTTAGTTAGAATTAAAGCAGTTGATGAGATTGCTGATAGTCCATTGAATAAATTATTAGAAAGACCTAACCCATACCAATCATTATCTGAATTATTGGAAAATATTGTAGGCTATAAGCTTATAACAGGCAACTCTTATATCTGGGCAAATCGTTTGTCTAATGGTAAGGTTGCCGAACTAGTTGTGCTCCCATCCCAATATGTAGCCATCATTAGCGATGGTACTATCAATGGGGTTGAAGGATACTCTTTCACATTAGTTGGATGGGATCAATTGGATGCAAAGGATGTAATTCACTTAAAATACTTCAACCCTTACTTTAATACTAATGGTCAACAATTATATGGTTTGTCGCCTCTACAGGCTGCTTACCGAACTGTTCAACGCAGTAACGATGCTAAGGATACCTCTGTAGGTATGTTGCAAAATCAAGGGCCTAAAGGTATCTTGTATGCAGATGAGTCAAATGACTTCGGCCCTGAACAAGCTGGTAAGTTAAAAGAAGATTTCTACAATCAATATGGAACTAAAAACAAGATAGTTCAGAATGCTGGACAAATCTTAATTGCTGGTGCTAAGTTGGGATGGGTGAATATGGGATTATCTCCTGTAGACCTTCAGTTATTAGAATCTGAAAAGATTACGCTTCGTGAGTTATGTAATGTGTACGGAGTGAACTCTGCGTTATTTAACGATCCAGATAACAAGACTTATAACAATATGAAAGAAGCTAAGAAGGAAATGCTTACACAAGTAGTACTTCCAGAATTAGTTTTGATTCGTGATGCTTTCAATAGATTCTTTGAGAATGAAATTGGGAATGGTTACTATATCGATTTTGATATTACTGTGTTCCCAGAGTTACAAGAGGATATGAAAGAGTTATCTGCAATCTTATCTCAATCTTGGTGGATTACTCCAAATGAGAAAAGACAAGCTATGCGTTATGATACTGTACAAGATGACACTATGAATGAGATTTATATTCCTGCTGGTTATTTACCAATAGCAGAATTGACAATGCTACAAGATCCTCGTAATGCTCAACAACAAGGAGATTATAATTTACCTCCAGTAAAATAATATGTGTGTCCAAAATCTTACAACCTTCTCAGCAGTTTAACCTGCAACAAAAGATTGCTAGAAAATCAATAAACGAATTTGCTCCTAAATTAAGGGATGCATTGCAGTATGATTTTAACAAAGCAGCACAGTTGGTTAAAGAGCTAGGAGCAGACCAAATAGCTAATTTTAACAAGACATTTTTTAATAATAATAAAGTTTCTAATATTTTACGAACTTTGTACGAAGGTACAGGTGGGTACACAGCGATGAGGTATCAAAAGATATTTGACAAGTATAAAAAAGATGAAACGATAGACCTTGATCCGTTAAACATCCTAGATGAGTGGGTAGCATTTATGTTATTTTATTGGACAGCCATTAGTGGCCCTAAAATGTTTGGGATTCAGAATACAACGGATAATGAGATACTAAGAATTATTAATAATGCAATTCAATATGGAAGGGATAATAACCTTTCTAGGGATGAAGTAAATAATTTAGCCATTCAGGCTTTAAGAGAAGGAAAAATAAATAACGCAAGGAGTTTATTAATTGCAAGAACCGAAACTCATCAGGCTTTAAGTACAGGTGCGATGGGAGCAACAAATGGAATTAATATACCTTTGCTTAAACAATGGGTTCACGCTGAATATGTAGCACTACCTAGAGCTTGGCATCAAGCCTTAGATAGACAAACGAATCCTGATGATGGTGGAGTGAGAATACCTGTGAATCAACCATTCCTAGTAAACACTCCTAAATATGGTATAATTGAAATGCAATATGCACACGATGAGAACGGAGGAGCAATGAATAATTGCAATTGCCGATGCTGTACGGTGTATGTTGCTTAAACAAATAAATATGAGTAATTTTTATAACAAAAAAGCAGTTAGTGGGACTCCAGTCGATATGGCTGATGATTCAAAAACAGTTACAGTTTACTATTCTGCTTTTGGTAATGTAGATAGCGATGGGGACATTATTGTTCCTGGTGCTTTTAGTAAATCCATTAAAGAGAATGGCCCAAATGCAAAGAATAGAATTTGGCATTTGTTTAACCACTCTACAGACAAACCTGTATCTAAGCCTAAAGAACTTACTGAAGATGCGTTTGGTTTAAAAGCAGTCGTTAAAATGCCAAACACAACTCTAGGTAGAGATACTTACGAGTTATACAAAGATGGTCATATAACAGAACATAGCATTGGATTTCAAACTGTGAAGTCTTTAGCTAAATCTGCTTATAATGAAATCACAGAAATTAAATTGTTTGAAGGTTCTTCAGTTTTATGGGGAGCTAATTCTAATACACCAACAGTAATGGTTAAATCTGAAATCAAGTCTACAGTTATTGATGAAATAGCTAAGACAATCAAATCCCTAAGAAATGGGTTCTATACAGATGAGACATTCGGTTTGTTAGAATTAAAACTCAAGCAATTACAACAATATCTCACAGAGATGGAAGATGAAACGTCAGTTCCTTCAGAACAACAACCGCTTACGGATTTTCCAGGAGAATTGCAAACTCCAGAGGAAGATGCACAAGAAGCATTGGATGAGGAAGAAAACCCGACTATTTCCGTTGAAATAGAGATAAATAAATATTTACAATCATTTAAAATTTTCAACTAAAATGGTAGAAGAAATTAAAAGTGCATTCGAAGGCATCAAATCCGAAGTTAACGGAGCAATCGAAAATGCAAAGGCTGATAATGCTAGTGCATTAGAAAGCGTAAAGGCTGAATTAGAAGCTACTAAAGCTTCAATCTCAGTTGTTAAGGATGAAATTGAAAAAATGGAAGCAAAAAACAATCGTGTTAAAATGAATCAAACAGAAGTAAAAGGGTTTAATGCTACCCTTGCAGAAGCTATCGACCAAAATGGTGATAACTTAGCTAAATTAGCTCGTGGTGAACAAAAGCGTTCAAGCTTTATCTTAGATAGCAAAGCAGTTGGTAATATGACAGAAGCGGTTAACCTTACAGGTGACATCACTCGTCAATATGCTAACCAAGTATATGCTTTACCTGCTCGTAAAGTGCATTTAAGAAGTTTGTTACCAATCGGTACAATCTCTCAAGGTTTATTTACTTTCCCTTATGAAAGTGGTGGAGAAGGTGCTCCAGCTGTACAAACTCAAGGTAGCTCTAAAGCTCAAGTAGATTACGATATCGTAATGAAAGATGCTGCTGCTCAGTACATCGCTGGTTATGTTCGTATCTCACGTCAAATGTTAGATGATATACCTGCTATGACATCTTTCTTACAATCACGTTTGTTAGAGCAATATTTAATTGCTGAAGATGCTCAATTATTAAACGGTTCTGGAACAGCTCCAAACTTGACTGGTTTAACAATTAACGCAACTGCTGCAACTGGTGCTGCAACTGTAGACGTTGAACAATTAGTACAAGCTATTGGTCAATTAGAATCAACTAACTATTCTGCTACAGGTATCTTAGTTAACCCATTAGATTGGGCTGCTATTATGAACACTAAGAATACTAACTCTGCTTATACTTTACCTGCTTCTACAGTAGTAACTACAGATGGTAGCGTAACTATCGCTGGTGTGCCTTTGTACAAGTCAACTGCAATTGCAGTAGATAAGTTCTTAGTAGGTGACTGGGCTATGGGTGCTCAAATTATGCAGAATCAAGGTATCTCTGTTCAGTTCTCTGAAATGGATGCTGACAACTTTACAAAGAATATGATTACTGTAAGAGTTGAGGCTCGTATTGCATTCCCTATCTA